AGTCCGGCACTAATGCCATTCCAGACCATCGTGTAACCCGCGGATGGGGTCATGAGGCCGGGATTCTCTGGCGTGTAGCAGACAAGGGCATCTCTGTCACCGATTTGGCTGTAGGAAGCAGTGGCTCCTTCAGCGGCGGTGTTGTAGGTGCCTGCCATGATCAGTACACGATCCACATTGAACAAGCGTGCAAGGAGTTCCTCGCTCACTGAATCTTGTGAGGTGTATTTGATCCGGTCAACGATGTCTGCGTTGTCCATTAGAGCAGAGAACACTTTGTAACTCATGATGACCGTGTTTGGCACGTAGCCAGTGTTGGTCAGCACAGTGTTCTTTGCAGTCTCAACGTCCGCTATGGGAGTTGAGTTTGCGGCGCTCCAAAGGGTGCCGGGTGTTACATCGCTGCCCCAGATGCCGGTTGTGAAAGCGGCTGATGCCCATTCGACTTCTTGACGGATCAGCATTTGCTGGGTCAGGAAGCGAGTGGCATCCATGTCTGGGTCAAGTGGTGCGTCCGAGTTGGCGCGTACTTGATCACCGATGTCTTTGTGTAGTGCGTAAACCTCAGCAGAGTAAGTCGCTGTGGAAAGGCTGTAGCCAGTGCCTGCGGATTGGGTACCGTCTGCACGTAGCTGAACCTGATCACGGAAGAAGTCAGCTTGCGAGTACGTGAAGTACTTGTCGCTTTGCTTCTGCACGCTTACCTGTGGGAATGCACGGGAGGCTACGAATGCGTATGCCTCTTGCATGTATGCGACCGACATATTTGTCAGGATCGCGTCTACATGCACATCACTTACTGTTGGTTGTGGCATTTAAGTCAATCCTCCTACGACGCTCTGCCGGATGAAATGTTGATGAGCGCAGTGAAGTTTTCGCCAGCGCTTGCCGCTCCGATTGCTTGACCAACGGTGTAAACCGTCGTGTCAGATCCGGCGGCGATTGCGTCAGCCTGACCATCAGCGGAAGTGCCGAGAAGGTTGCCAGCAGCAATAGTGCCGTCAGCAATTATCTTGGAAACTCCCATGATGCAGATCTCTGCAACTTCACCGGATTCGGGCTTGTTGAGCAAGACGCCGATTGGTACGTCAGTGATTGCTGAGCAAACATTTACTGTCGTGGCGGAAGCAAGTTTCACGATGTGATATTGCTTCGCTGACAGATCTGCCGCAGCTTTCAGCGTACCGATCTTCATCTGGCCTTCTGTGTAAGCAGCCATTTATCAGCCTCGCTTTTCGTTGAGGTAGTCGTTGTACAGGGATGGGTTCCGCTCGGCAACGAGTGAAATACCCTTGGCTACGGAAGAAGCCTCGCCAGAATCGACAAGCGCTTGCGCTGCCTTTTCGATTCGTCCGAAGGCATCCATAGCTCCATCTTCGTCGCCCTCTGCTCCAAGCTCGGTGAATACACCAGCCTCGGAAAGAGCAACGCTTGACGCGCTAAGGATTGCTTCAACTTCTTTCGCAACCTCTTGATCGGCGGCGCGAAGGCGCACCAAGACCTTAGCGAAATCAACTGGATTTAAGCCCGGAAGAATTGCCCACTGGTGAGCAGCCGAAGCTGCTTTCTCCAGTTCCCGTTCCTCAATGAGTTCACGGTGGGCTTCTTTAGCCAATTCCAGTTCTTTCCGCAGGTCTGTGATTTCCTTCTGCACCTCTGTTTGGTCGGGGCCGTCAACCGATGCGGCAACTGGGGTCGCTTCTACTTCTTCAGCAGGCGCTACCTCAGTGGCTTCTTCAGTTACTTCCTCGACTTCTGGAGTGGCATTGAGTTCCACAGTGTTCTCCTGTGAGTCGGGTTCAATTATCTGATCAAGAGACAAGTCAAGATCTTCCTCTGATTTCATAACCATCCAGCCCTCATGCAGATGCGCGGGATGATCCACGCCTGATGTCTCTTTGATGGTTAGTTCAGTCAGCTTGGTCGATTTCGCCATTGCGCCTCCAAATGCAGACAAACCGGATGGTAGCCGCAGTGATACCCCTACCCCATGTATCTATGCCACAAAAATTTTTTGGAGAAATATGCTGAATTGACTTGCAAGGGGTTCCCCTACGTGTATAATTACATGTAACAGCAACCACAAGATTCGAGGAGAATCAAAATGAACACCACAATCAAAGCAATCGTAAAAGCCCTCAACCCAATAAACGTAGAACGCCGCCTTGAACTTCTGGCAAGCGTAAGTCAGGAGGGCTAACGATCAAACAGCAGCCCTGCTGACGGCTAAGGACCGGCACCCGAAAGCGAGACTCGGGCAGGGCACGACAGTAATCAAAACCAAATACAAGGAACAAACAAAATGAAATTTGACAACTATGTAAACAAGCCAATACCCGTCGGAAAGAAAGACGGCATCTACAAAATCATCAAGTTGGGATCACGCGAAACCGGCTACTACGAGATGACCTTGAAAGACGCTGTAGACCAGTTCAACGTAGGGCGTGGCATTGACGCTGGCAACGGCTGGTGCGGCTGGAACGATCAAGATCCCGAGAACCCAAAGAAGAAATGCGATTGCACAACAACGCTCCGAACGGTTGAAGAAATTGAATTCGATGAAACCGATACCTTCGGCAATCGAATGACTTGGACAGAGAAAGTTATCCACGTAGGGGAGAGAGTCCCATTGTCTGATCCACGATCTAGCTACCCCAACGGCTACTGCTGGGCACCGTACGGATACGGCGAGACAACTCGACACGACATTGAATTCGAAATTGACTACGACGCTTGGGAGGTCAACTGCGCTTCGTTGGATTGAGCGATGGGGCGAGTGTGGTCCCTGACCTGTGAGAGCTTGGTCGGGGGCCACGATTCTCGTTCAAAACTTTTTTGAGAAATGTACTGAATTGAGTTGCAAGGGGTACCCCTTCATGTATAATTATGTACATGACAGCAGCCATCAAAGCAATCAACAACCAAGCGGCACAGAGAGCCTTCGCAGAAGTCGTCCTCTGGACCGTCCGAACAATAGGAGAACTGATATGAAATTTGAGAACCAAGCAGCAATTGACAACAACATCAAAATCATTAAGTCCACATTCACCCGATACAACAACTGGAAAGCAAAGTACGACGCCCTCAACGCACAGCGCTTAGAACTAGACACCCTCACCAAAGAAGAACGAAACGATTTCTACACAGCGTGGGGCAAAATCAACGACTACAAACCAAAGCACCCAAATCGTGGCAGCGAAGCCTACTGGGGCGCTTTGATCACTGTCCCAAGGGCACTGGAAGCAGAGCACGGCATCGTTATCGAGAACTCACCATCCAATGGCGGTTCTGAAGCGACCGCTAGAGAGATCTTGGCGGTCTTTGGAATGGAGGTGAGCTAAACGAGTGCGGCGGATGGGAGATCAGCTTCCATCCGCTGCGCCTTCCCACCAATCGAATAACCACGGAGGTCACCAGCTTTAACCATCTCCCAAGCCCACGGTTCCCAAATCACACCCATGAAAGGAGTATCAGCAGGAAACGCATACTTGGTAATGCCCTCACCCGGAACCGCCAACGCAGTTTCAATCGGCATCGGCCACGTCAACATTTCAACCATCTCACCAGCAGGCTTCTCTGAGTGCTGAAGATAGATCGTGCGATCACCAGCACGCATCCAATCCCACAACGCTTTCTGCAAAGTCTCTTTGTCAGTGAACTCGCCGTGCGCGTCCTCAACACCGGGAACGTAAACAGGTGCAAGCGTGAATCGTTGCTCGTCAGCCTTAGCGACAGGAACTGAACCCGTCATCGCTTTCACCATATCGAGTGACGCTTGGCGCGCTTCGAGTTCTTCTTCGATGATGTCATGACAGATCACCATTCCATCCGTCACAACTTTTTGTGCGTGCAACGAGTCATGCCAATCACCGAGTTCTTTATCGGTGGCATAGGTCACACGTCGATCAGCGAACGATTCGATCTGAGCGAGACGCGCATCAGCTTGCTCTTTAGAGTTGTAGCAACCAAACGAACGCCCAGACTCTGAGTAAACGCAGAACTGCCCATCTTCCTGACGGATAACTTTACGAGTTGACACGCGATAGATCATCTGCTCACGATCATCGTCATCGTCCATTTCGACATCAACAACGATGTGCGTTTCGTCAGCGTGCTCCAACATGATTGCTTCTTTCATGTGGATCACTTCCATCAACGGCCCAAGCACAGGCGCGCATTCTGGATGATCAAGCATCAGGCGATACGCCATCAGCAGATGCGTCATCGCGTCCTCACCGTTAGCGGTGTTGCCATAATCTTTTTGTTCTTCGTAATAGCCGTAACCTTTTAACACTTCAGGTTCCTCATCTCTTGATGCGTCAGGATGTGTTCGCCGCCACGCAGCCAACACCTTACGTTTCACTCCTTCAACTGCTTCTTCTGGAAGCTGCACACGGTTACCACGGAAACCGCCGGGACCGAGAGCAGCGAGAGCGCGCCCAACCTGAGCCGCTGTTTCTTTTTCTTCGAGACTGTCCCACAACCTGAGCTTCCACGTTGAAGGCTTCTCAGGATCAGGAACGTATGCGAATGCTTCCGCTGGGAAATCTTCGCCGTCCTCGCGTTTGGTTTCTTGCTTCTGGAAAAAGCCGCTCAGAGATTTACGTGTGGACATGGGATGACCCTTCGGAAGTAGATCTGTATCAAACTTACCTCCTGAGAAGCTGCCAGTACGAACAGCGCGCAAGAATGCGTTCACTCTCGCATACGCCCACTGATCAGCAGAGGTAACACCGGGACGCACCGAACCGGGATTCGTGTTGTATGCGCCGACGCCACGTCGAAACACCGC